CATTTAAAATAGCACAAGAAGTTAAAGGCGACCTTAAGGCACAGAAATACCTAGCAGAGAGTCTCAAGAGAATTATCTCTGGACTCAAATAACAGAGGAGAATCACATGTTAGATATAGTAAAACAGTTGTTTGAAAACAATGTGATTTCCGAAGAGATCAAATCGGAAATTGAATCCGCTTGGCAAACAAGAATTCAAGAAAACCGTGATCAAGTCACTGCTGAACTACGTGAAGAGTTCGCTCAAAAATATGAGTACGATAAGTCCGCAATGGTAGAAGCTGTTGAAGCTATGCTATCTGACAGACTACAAGCAGAACTAGGCGAACTTGCAGAAGATCGCCAAGGCCTAATTGAAGCTCGTGCCAAGTATGCTAAGAAAATGAAGGATGATTCCAAAGCAATGGAATCGTTTATCCTTAATAATCTTAAGAAAGAATTGAGTGAATTACACGAAGATCGCAAAGCAGTTGCAGGCAATGTTACTAAATTAGAATCTTTTATCGTGGATGCTCTAGCGAAAGAAATCGCAGAATTCCATGCTGATAAGAAAGACCTAGCTGAAACCAAAGTTAAATTGGTACGCGAAAGCAAGGTTAAATTTGAAGCTATGAAGAAAGATTTTGTTGCACGTTCCGCTAAAATCATCGAAGAAACAGTCGCAAAAGGACTGCGTTCTGAAATGACACAGCTACGTGAAGACATCGAAGCAGCTCGCAAAAATGACTTTGGTCGCAGAATTTTTGAAAGTTTCGCCAGCGAGTATGCTGCATCTCACTTAAATGAGAAATCTGAAACAGCTAAACTTCTTCAAGTTGTAAAACAAAGAGAAGCGGAGCTAGAAGAAGCAGCAAAAATTGTTGCAGAAACACAACAACTAGTAGAAAACAGAGAAACTGAATTGCGCATAGCTAAGGACTCAGCCACTCGTAAGGAATTAATGAGTGAATTGCTAAATCCGTTAGCCGGCGACAAGAAAGAAGTTATGAATAGTCTACTAGAATCAGTTCAAACTGAAAAGCTACGTACAGCGTTCGATAAGTATCTACCAGCAGTAATGAATGGTAATGCACCGGCGAAGAAAGTACTATCAGAAGGCAAAGAAATTACAGGCGATAAAGCACAGGCACAATCTATCGGCGGCGAGGAAAAGACCGCCGAAATATTTGACATCCGCAGGCTTGCGGGACTTAAAGTTTAAGGAGAACTATAATGTCACAACTACGCGAGTCACGCTGGTCGGAAACCAAAGAGGCACTATTAGAAGGTCTTCAAGGTACAAAGCGTTCAGTAATGGCAACTACTCTA